AAGTAAGTAATATAGGATGTTACTCGTAATACTCCTCGTACTAATAAACGCGTTTTTGTTTATCAATACACGCGAACCCGAAAAACTCATAGAGGTTCGCGAAAAGTATAGAATACTCAGGGAACACATAGAAAAAACCGAAAATAAAGAATTCAAAATGTTGTGTAAAGAAATTCCTATCACCGCACACCGTCGTTTAAATGGTTCAATTGGGTACAATGTAAGTAAAGGTAGTGATATAGGTATATGTATAGACGGTGAACCTAACGAAATATTTCACGTACTTTTACACGAACTCGCGCACTGTACCGTCGACGAGTATTCACACAGTAAAGAGTTTTGGGACAATTTTCATAAACTTCGCGAAATGTGTATCTCTCTAAACATATACCAAGAAATACCACAAAGAACCGAATTTTGTGGTAAACATGTTCAGGATAAATAAATAATATTTATTATTAATATATTATTATGTCATATTCAGCTAGTAAATCCGATGTTCTTTACTTAATAATACTTATGAATCTTACTGCATTTTCAACGAGTTTGCCCCTATTTTTTAACGACGCGTGGATAAACTTGTTTTTAACAACGCTCGTAATACCTTTCGTGTTTATGTTAATAGGAAGAGGTGGTGAATTTACTCGTCTCGGACTCGATTATAAATTCTTTTTACTAACCATGTTCTTTACCCTAGGCTTAACCGCGGCTGTATTAGGTGGTTCTAAAAAAGTTAAATCGGATTACGAAAAGTATGGTAAAACTACAGAAAGTACAGGTATGGTTGCTGGACTTCGTGCAGTATTTCTAACACTTGGTATCGTGTTATCCTACATGTTATTAGGTGGTGAATCTATGTATTCATCCATGGTTGTTAATAACAACGTTTAATTAAATTACAAATATTTTTTAGCTATGAAAAAGGCTAAAGCGGCAACCAAACCGGTAGACGCTAAACCAACAGCACTTCTGTTCCCGTGGTCGTTAAGAAACGATGGTACGAAGTTTGCGAGTTTTTCTTGAACTGGCTTACTTATCGCTATCGCCGTACACGCAGCGACAACGAGAGCTTGAAACTGTTCGTCCGTCAAATTGAATGGATTACTACCAGACTCACCTTGTTTTTGTTGCGTCATTTGTGGTTGTGGTTGTTGTTGCGCCATCATCATTGGTGCTTGCATTTGCATTTGCGTCATTCTTGGATCTTGTGCCATCATGGGTGGCTCGAGTGGAAGTTCCGGTTGACCCATTATATCTGAAATTGGAGTAGAGTCCATAGTCTGTTTATTTTCACTCATATTTTTTTCCATGACATTGTTCTGCAGTGGTGGAGACGGTGGTGTGTTCGGTATAAAATTGGTGGACTGATTATTGTTTAAATTCACCATACCATCATTGGAATCAGATAAATTCATAGTATACACGTCGGTCATTAATTTAGACACAGTTTTTTAGACTCGGTCACTGACGCATTCATCGCCTGAGTGTAAAACATATCGTGGGTACATGCTCAAAAATGTGTTTAAAACCCTGGGTAAAACTTCCTTTTTTTCACACTCGGGTATAGAATCGTTAAAATATATACGTTTCGAATCGTGGCATACATTTATGTACATGTAGTAACCACCACCTGATGAAAGTTCGTTAAATTTTTCGTATGGGTACACCATTCTTGAATTACAAATTCGTCTGATAAAGTTCATTTATTTCTTTTTCGTAACTTTAAATGGTGTATTTTTTTTAACTGATTTAGGATCACCGACTTTCATGTTACCGTGTTTTGGGTTAAACATCTTTTTATGGGTTTGCCAATACTGTGGAGCACCTACCTTGAAGTTTTTTCTAAGCGTCGCCTTGTACCAAAAAACACAATCCTCTATCCTGTTACTTTTGGATGTGTTATCTAAAACCAAACACTCGTAGTTCTCCGTACACGAATCCATAACCTTATTGAACATTTCGAAACTTGGAAAAATCCCAAAGAAATTTTTAAACAATTTTTCTCTGTTCTGAATAATATTTTCACGTAAAATGAAGACGTAATCAATGTTTGCCCTGAGTGCTGGTGGTAAATCCATACAGTATTGCATGGTAAGCATGAAAAATATCTTCCAGTGTCGCCCATTCATAAAACATTGACGAATACACGTATCTTTCATAAACTTCGAGTCGTACATACAATCATCTAAAAGCAAAAAAGCACCACAGTTTGTTTTACCGGCACCTACCAATCTTTTCTGTCTATCCATGACGCGTTCAATGGCTTCCCTATCGTAATCACCATAAATGAAAAGATCCGGTATGTACTGTTGATAATAGTGATTACCTTCTTCAGTCGCAGATAAAACTATACCCGCGGGTAAATGTTTCTTGTGATACAGGATATCCGTAACGAGTGTCGATTTACCCGTGTTACGTTTACCAATAAAAACACACACCTTATCGTCAGCCATGTTTTCTGGTTTGAATTTTCTCAACTGAAGATTCATCTACTATATCACGTCGTTTTATTTCATAAAATTTTACTCACATAGAGTAAGAATGGCTGGTCGTTTAAACCTTGCTGTTACGGGAGTCCAGGATCAATGGCTCACTGGCGAACCGGAATTTTCGTATTTCCTGATAAATTTTAAGAGACACACTAAATTTTCAATTGAGGCTATAGAAACACCATTTGATGGTGATATTGATTACGATGCAACTGTAGAGTGTCGTATACCCAAAAACAAAGGGGATCTCGTTCGAAGTATGATGCTTTTATTCACTTTACCACAACCTACAGGTACGGCATCGGCTGGTCATGATATAAGATACATGAAGTCTATAGGTGCTCGTATAATAGAATATGCCGATCTTCTCATAGGTAACCAAACCATAGAACGTATCACGGGTGACTATATATACATGTATGACCAAATACACAGTAACAAAGACGACATAGACCAAACTCTTTACTTCTTAACGGGACATGATAATTATATATCAGTTTCTTACGATTGGGATTACAAGGTATTTTTACCGTTTTATTTTTTTAGACACCCAAGTTTAGCTATACCCGTATGTGCACTTACGAAACAACGCGTCCAAGTACGCATAAAGTTCAAGAAACTCGAGGATGTTGTTGTACAATACAACACGTCTACCACCAATATTATAGACCCACCTTCTGATGTTTCTTCGTCTATTAAAAAGGTATCACTCGTCACGGATTTCTTTTTCGTCACGGAAGACGAAAAGAACTTTTTAATGTCTAGACCGATAGAATATGTCATTACACAACTCCAAATGTCCCAGTTTAAGTTTAAGGCGGGTGAATCTAAAAAAGCGGGTATGCTTAATTTCAAACACCCCGTAAAGGAAATGTTCTTCTTAGCAGTAAGTGATGACGTTCACAAACTCAATCCAATAAAACACGTTACCATGAAGTTTAATAATAATACAATAATAGACGCCGATAACTTAATGCTTAGTTACGAACAACCTCTGAAATATTATACGGGTATTACCGAAAACAATTTCGGGGTATACAGTTTTTCACTAAACCCGGAGACGTATTATCCAACGGGTCAGGTTAACATGAGTAGAATAGCACACAATTTAATCGAAATCGAGCTCGACGCACCTGATGCGAACTACGGTCACAAAGTTTACGTATACGCTGTAAACTATAACGTGTTACGTATAAACAGCGGGCTCGGGGGTTTAAAATTTTAGTGGGTTATAATAGTAATGGCTGGTATTGTTCAGTTAGAAACATCGGGTCCACAGGACGCTTTTTTCACGGACGATCCAGAATACACGTACTTTATAAAGAACTTTCAAAAACACGCGAACTTTGCACCCTTCTTTGTTGATATCGATGTAGATGGAGAAATTGAGTTTGGAAATACCATCAGGTGTACCATTCCTCAAGACCAAGGTGACCTTTTAAAAACCGTGAGTTTGAAAGTTGAGTTAAGTGCTATAGATCAAAGTTTAACAAATTTATCGGGTATAGGATACAATGAATCGATAGGTCATGCCATGATTGAATATGCTGAACTCATCATAGGTGGTGAAGTTATACAACGCGTACCGAGCGATTTCTTAGCGATTTATTCGGATAATTACGTGACACAAACAAAACAACACAATTTAGCCAAACTCGTTGGTAAACCACCTTTAGAATTGTCAGGTACAGAAGTCAGTAGTCAGGAAATAGGGCATTATTTAGGAAACGCAACTTCAGATACCAAATATTTTATCGATATACCGTTCTATTTTTATAATACCACCGAACTCGCTATACCTATATGTGCCATAACACAACAGGAAATTGAGATTGTTATTAAATTCAGGGAAGTTGATAAATGTATTCATGCCATCACTTCTAATATAAACGAACCCGTATTTTATACAGGTCTTAAACCAAAAAACTTAATAAAAAGCGCTAAAATAACACTGGAAATGGTTTCTTTGGACGAAGAGGAAAAACAGAAGTTAAGTAATCAAAGAATAGATTATATAATTACACAAATACAGGAAAATAAATCTATTATACCAAAATATGTAACAGAACATAAACATAAACTCGAATTTAAAAACCCTATAAAAGAACTGTTTTTTGTAATACAAACAAAAAAAGTTGATGCAGTCAATGGAAAAACGTACACCCCCTTTGATTATGATTTATATTATGAAAGATATGAGAGTGAAAATGAATACATTAATTATGAACACTTAAGAAGTTTGGAACTTAAACTCGACGATTCCGAAATTCTAAACGAAAAAACGGGTAGCATTATTAACTTACGTGCGGTACAAAGTGGTATACATCATTCAAGAACACAATTGTTCAGAAGATACTATTCGTATAGTTTTGCACTCGAACCCGAACGTTGGTATCCAACGGGACAAAAAAATTTTAGTTTAGTTAAAGAACAAATTATAAAACTTAAATTAAATCCACATAATAATTTTAATAGGGAACTTAGAGTTTTAGGCCTAAGTTATAATATACTCCGTGTAGAAAACGGTATTGCTAAAACACTGTTTAACGTATAGTATAATGAATCAACAAGAAAAAGACGCAGAACAAACCATCACAGAAAACATTCAAAACACGGTTTTGGATATCATGTTACCAGTTATAGAGAAGTCGGTATTATTTGCAGCCGAATACGCCAAGGCG